CACACTTACTAGCGCATCCATAGTCTTGGTCATGGCCTCATCAAATTTTCTGTCCAGCACAGCATCGTGTGCGTCCTTCAGTGCCTTCTCTGCATCCATGCAGGGTCTAGCGTAATCAACAATCTCCATAACTTGCTCCATATCCAGCCTCACAGTTCAAAGGTAATTCAAGTGCCCACTGGGGACGTAGGCGCATACATAGTTCAACGTACTCTTTAGCAGTTTCAGCCTCGGCTTTGGGCACGACGATGGCAATGGCGTCATGGACGGTCATCACCACACGGTACTTCTTGGCAATCATCAGCATCTGCTCTCCGATGATGATACGGGCTAGGGCTTGGCACACGTTCTCAATCACCTTGCCGCCGTAGATTCGGTTGGGGATGGTGGCCTTGCCCTTCTTGGTGTCGTAGACGATTTCGGCCTTACTTTCCTCGTTCTCGTATAGGCGCAAGTTAGGGTACTTCAAGCGCAAGCCATTCGGCAGGATGATGCCGTCTGCACCCTGAACGGATAGAAGACCACCGCGCCCAAGGGATGTCTGCTGCTTCTGTAGTATGGCCTTGAGTGCAGTCCCCGCGTCTTTCCATAGCTCCACAATCTTTGGGTACGTCAGGCGATACGTGTCGATGATGCGCTTGGCCTCGTCCACGGAAATTTCAACGCCATAGGTTTTGAGTTGGGCTTGAAACTTAGCCGCACCCATGCCGTACCCCGCACCAAGGATGGTGGTCTTACCCACGAACCGTTCTTCTTTGGTGATTTCGCTCTCGGGCTTTCCGTAGATGGCCGAGGCCATTATTTTGTAGACATCCTCACCATCCTCAAACGCTTGCACTAAGTCGTTCTGCCCCGCCAGCCATGCCAACGTCCGCGCCTCAATCTGAGAGGAGTCTGAGTCTAGTATCACGTAACCCGCAGGGGCAATCATGGCGTACTTCAATGTTGAAGCGCGTGGTAGGTTCTGTAGGTTCACCTTGTCGTCGCCACCCCAACGCCCCGTGTGTGCTGCGTAGTAGCGTAGGGGTACAGGCAATGCGCCTCGGTTGGCAATCCCAATGAACCGCTCGGTGCGGGTCTCTTCGATGGTGGACTTTGTACCTAACCGCGCAGCCACAAGTGTTTGTACGTAAGTGTTTGGGTGCTCCAGCAACGCCTTGAACTCCTCGTCAGTCTTGGAGAACGCATACGTCTGCTTGCCCGTGGTGGGGCTCTTCTTCATCGGCGGGACTACACCATGTTCCCGCAGCAACTCGGCAAACTTCGGATTGCTCATCAAGATGTCTTTGTCGAGTGCGCCCAGCAACTGGGTTTTAGTGGCTTTAACCCTACCCAAGTGCTCTGCCAACACCACCACGTCCAACCACAACACCGGCTCGGTGAACATCTTGATGGTCAGGTCAATGAGTCGCAACTCAGTCGGCGGGAAGTTCCCGCTCATCGCATTGAACAACGCCCATGTCAGGGTCACATCGTTCTTGCAATAGTCACCGTACCGTGCAAGCTGGTCGGCAGGGAACGCTTCACGGCGTAGCCCCAAGGCATTGACTACCTCAGTACCTTTAACGCCGAGGCCATAGTGGTTTGAGAGCACAGCCAAGCTGCCGCCTACCTCTGTTCCATGCAACGCACGGCCCATGCTTAACGTGTCCAGCCACCCCTTGGGCTTGATACCGAAGTGTTCCGACATGATGAACCCATCGAACACAGCGTTATGGGCTAGTGCAAGAGAGTTCCTCCAGTCGTACCCCGACAAAAACTGCGCGGTCTCCATCATGCTTCCGGTGAACCACTCGGGCTCACCATCGTTTACCTGTACTGCAACACCGATAACCTCGAACTGTGCGTGCCGTATGTACTCCTCAGTGGTGTGCTTCTTCAGCCCATATTCCGCTGAGTAGTACGTCTCAAAGTCAATCGTGATGATGTTCATTTGTACGGGTTTTGGGTGTTGAGTGCGGGGTTGTAGTTGGTGCTTCCGCTGCCAAGCAAGCCTTGCCCGAGGGAGTTTTGTTGCTGCTGGCTGTTCCCTAAGTACGCTTGACCAAACGCCTCGTTGAGGCTAGTGCCTATTGCCGTGGTCAACTGCCCCCTACTCATAGCCCCGCTAGACCTCGCCTGTTTCATCGTTTCTTCCTCGGTGTCCCGCAGCATCCTGCGCATGACAAGCTCGTCGAACTCCTTACGCCGTACCCCTTTCAATGCCTCGTGCAACGCGCCCTTTTCAGGCTCGGTCATCACATCGCGGAAGTTGGGGGCAAACATGAAGCCCCATTTACTAGCGTCCCCGTAGAACTCTTCGGGGTTGGATTCCATACGGCCTAGTAGTGCACGTACACCTGCTGATAGTTCGCTCATAGATTTTCCTTGATAAGTTTGATGTAGCCCATAAGGCCCGATATGTTGTCTTCGTTTATGACGAATGTTATGCCCCCAGCGGTTGCAATGTCACGGAAGTTTTTGTCTTGTAGTGCGGTGGTCTTGCCGCCGTTGGCCTTGGCCTCGATAGCCACAAACCTACCGTTGACGCAGCATAGGAAGTCGGGTACTCCTGCATTGCCGTACCCCGTGCCAATCGGCATAGCGTAGTAGACCCCATGCTCTTTGAGGATGGCCTTGATTTTGGCTTTGACCTTACTTTCAGGCGTTGATGCCATCTAACACTCCAGTAGTTTTCAGGCCCCCAATGTAGCACAGTATTGGACTTTGTCAACATCAAAAACAAAAAAACCGCCCGAAGGCGGTTGGGGTTTTCCCTAACAATGTTAGGTTGCTAAGGTCTCCTGTAGCTTGTTGGCGTACCACACTAGCTTAGCCAAGTCCTCAGAGGCATCGCCCTTGTAACCCACTCGGCTAGAGTACTTCAACACGTTGCCCTGCAAGTAGCCACGGAACTCTTCAGTCGTTAGCTTGGCTTGGATGAAGTCGATGACCTCGATACCGCCTACCTTGTAATGTGGTGGGCTGTTGACCATGTCTACCTCTGTATTGGGTGCTTCTGCCTTGGGCTCTGCCATCGTGATGGGCAGCGGGATAGAGGCTGAGTCAAACGGGGCGTTGCTTGAAACCACAGCTATCCTTTTCCACGTACCCTCGGGCATTGTCTGCACCACTTCTGATACCTTAGCTTTCTTTGTGTACCTACGCTTGGGTGCGCCTAGTTTCTTATCCCGCCATGCCGTGCTGTACACCACACTGGCTGGTATGCCCAAATATGCAGCTACCGTTGAAGGTTTTGCGTTTGGGTTGAGTTTTATGTACGCACGAATTTTGTACGCCATGCTGTTCTTAAATATTGCCATTACTAACTCCTTGGTGGTTGGTTACGTACTCGGTAAGAATTTCTCTGATTTTGGCTTGCTTTGTATACGGGTGGTGTGCACTGAAGTAGTCCAGCACATGCCTTGGTAAACGCAAGCTCGTAGCAAACAACGTAGGCTTCTTACTAGGGCCTCGTCCTTTGCGCTTTTTTTCGGGTTTCAAATACTCAATTCCGGTAGTCATTCGCTCTTCTCCTTCAGCTTCTCTTTGAGGTTTTTGTTCTCGCGCAATAACTCGGCAATCATTTTCAAGTGCTCTGCATGGCGGTCATCCATAACCTTCATTACTCGTTTGAAGTCCACCTTCCATGAAGTCTGCCATGCATCCATTTTCAGCATCATCTGTTCAGAGTGATACCAAACGTAGTCGGCGGTTATGCCCTCCGTTGTTACGCTTTGTTCTTCTATTGGGGGTTGTTGGGTTGGGTTCATTTCTTTCTCCTAGTAAGTGCTCGACCTACGTGAACGCACGTAGCCGCTGTGGGGGGTAGCTGTTTCGTCTCTTGGCTCGTCGTAAAACCGCCGTACCCCTATCACGTTACCCTTGATGAACTTCTCCGGTGCTGCTCTACGGATAGCCGCAATCACATCGTCTAGCTCCTTGTTGTCCACGTTGAAATCTTCGCGCTTGGGCCGTGATGCCCACACTAGCATCTGCTGATGCTCAATACTTAACATGCTTACTCCTTCTTCAGGGACTTTATGTACACGGCAAAACTGTCCCTAGTCGTTGTGCCGAAAGCTTCTATGTCGTCGATACGCATAGCCGCCATGTTGAGTGCCGAGTTCCATCCATCGGTGAAAGCGTCAAGGTGTTCTTCCCCCTTCGACTTCAGCATGTCCCTCAGTTCGTTCCGCTGTGCCTCGATGCACTCGGGGTAGTGGCAGTAGTAGCTGCATGAGTGGACATCTTCAAACACCATTCTTCTCCTTCAACAACTGCTCAATGTCGCGGGCAAACTCAAATTGCGTAGGTCTTCTGAATGGCTCTCTCCGCCAGTATGTTTTATCAATCTCCTCATCCGTCAGCCCTACCCACGGCTTCTTGTAGTCCTGTATGTCATCGTCGTCTTCAATGCGCTCCGACATCTTTCTGTATACCGCCCTAGCAGTAGGTGTATTAGGCATGTTGTTTTCTTCTAGCAGCGTCTCAGCGTATTTGCTCAGGCGGGCATCGCAATCACATTTTCCCGCAGGGTACGCTGGTGCGTTATGCACCGCACAGTCGCTTGCATGAATAACTCCGTCTTTGCAAGCAGTGCATTGGCAGTGCGCTGGCTGTGCATCAAACTGGTTGCGCGGGTCTAGTCCCCCGTCAGAAACAATGTCGCTGTACTTGTCCGCAGCCATTGCTCTCTTAGCTGGAAAGCCGCCGCCCCACATGCCCTGCCTACGGGCAAGTTCGTCAAACGCTTCATCTTCTTCAGTTTTCATTTAATTTCTCCTTTTGTTTGTTCCAGTTGTCAACGATGTGCGGCACGCTCTCATGCTCAGGATGGTTATCAATCAGTGTGCGGCAGCACCTGTCGCACAGCCCGTCATAGTTAAGCAGCCCTGCGTGTGTGTAGTGCCAGCACCGAGGACACTTGCAGTAGTCGGAGTTGCCCGCTAGGGGTTCAACTTCAGTTTTCATACTCACCCCCTGCAACTGCTGCCAAGTTCTTCCAATCATCCGGTGTTAGCTTCCTGCCTAGTTCGCGCTCAAGCTTCTTGACGATTGAACCAAGCCGCAGCAGTCGG